GATGAATGGGTTCAAGTTACTGAAGGCGATTTGTTTGAAATAGTAACAAAAAGACCAAACGACCAACAAAATATTCACGATTTCGTTGAACAGTCTGTTACAAACTTATTAACAAAAGGCAATACTTTTAGAAGGGGAAGGAAAACACCCGGATTCGGTGAAGCATTTCAAGAAATTATAATGGTTAATAATAACATTATAACCATTGATTGCAAGATTGAAGATTTTAATTATATTCCAAAACAATATAAATTAGAGTTAGGAACTAACAAATTAATCGTGCCGGTTGAAGATATGAACCACGTTAAGTTTTACAATCCTTCAGATTATGGAATGGTTTCTTGTTTGGGCCTATCACCTTTACAAGCCGGTTTACTTTCATTGGTTGCTTCAAATGATAACAAAACCGCACAATCTGTTTTGGTACGAAATCAAGGTATAAGAGGATTAATAACTTCACGTTCTGAACGCGCACAAACACCGGAAGAAAGAAATCAAATCCAACAAGCCGCCGACAATCGAATGATGGGCGCAAGTAAATTTGGAAAAGCAATTGCAACTTCAGCGAATGTTGACTTTATCCAAATGGGTATGGATGCAACACAATTAAAGATAATTGAAAGCGCGGTGATGAAATTGCGTGACCTTTGCAATCTTTACGGTGTTGATTCTTCTTTGTTTAATGATCCTGCAAATAAGACTTATAACAACAGAAAAGAAGCGGAAAAAGCAATGTTTACCAATGCAGTTATTCCGGTAAATGAAAAAGATATTCACAGTTTAAGCGAATGGTTGCTTCCAGGTTGGAACGAAAAGGATAATACAACGTATCAAATAAGACAAAATCTTTCGTCAATTCCGGTGCTTCACGAAGATGAAGATAAGAGAGCCGCGAAACAAGAAAAGATTAGCAAAATATTTATTAGTATCTTAGAGGCGCAAATATCAAATGAGCAAAAAGTGTTTTCATTAATGCGTTCACTTGATTATTCTGAAGATGAAGCAAAAGAAATTGTTGGAAATGAAACACAAGAAATTGAGTAAAGGACAAATTGAAAAGTTAAAGAAAGCAAAGATTAAATCTTTGAACGAGAATAAACTGATTAAAAAATGATTATAACCGGCAAAACATTCGCAACCAAAAAAGAAGAAATTGATTATCTTGTTAAACACAACAAGGAAATAATTGAGTTTAAAAAGGCGGTTGTGAAACATACAACACCAACAACAACGGAAATTGAAAATCCTTCGGTTAAATTTAAGGCTTTAAGCACTTCAAAAGAACACGATACTGATTCAACTATCAAAAGAACGGTTATCGGTAACACTTATAATTGGTTGGATTCACACGGTGATGTTCACCTTGATGGTACTTTTGGAAAATCTATTTCAGAAAGACAAAATAAAATTTGGCATTTACACGATCACGAACAAAAGATAACCGCGAAAGTTGGTAATCCTTCAAAGATTTATGAAGAAACGGTTGAATGGTCCGACTTAGGAATTAAGAAAGCCGGAACAACTACGGCCTTAATGATGGATTCTGATATTAGAAAAGATTATAACAATTTAATTTTCCAGGAATACAAGGATGGAAATATTGACCAACATTCGGTTGGTATGTATTACGTTAAAATAGATTTTGCGGTGAATGATAAGGACCACAAAGCAGAGTTTAAGACTTGGAAAGCTAACATTGATAAGATAGGAAACAAAGAAAAAGCCGAAGAATTAGGTTATTTCTATGCAGTCAAAGAAGCAAAATTGGTTGAAATTAGTGCGGTGTTACAAGGTAGCAACGAATTAACACCAACAATTGAAGCAAAAGATATTGAGCCGGAGCAATCCACTCAACCAAATGAGCCGGAAGAATCCACTCAACATAAGAATAAGAATAATAATTTACGAAATAATTTTTTAATTTAAAATAAACAAAAATGTTTACAAGAAAAAACGCTGAAGAAATCAGCAAATTGAGTGAAGTTGAAATAAACGACTATCACACCGCTTTAGAAAAGCATAGAGAAGAAAAAGAATTGGAATTGAATAAATCAATTTCAGAAAAAGCAAACGCAAGTGATGTTGCTGAATTAAAAACTTTGGTTGAAGGACTTAAAGTTTCAGAGTTCGAAGCGATGAAATCTACTTTAAAGGCGCAAGGTTCTGCAATGGCAAAATTAGTTGAGCAAGTAGAAATTACAACTGCAAAAGAAGATGTTTCATTTACAATGGCGGTTCTTAAAGGACTAAAAGAAAATGAAAGCAACCTTCAAGATGTATTGAAAAACGGAAGCGGAACGGTAAAATTAGAAATCAAAGCAAGTCAAGCGGCTTCTGATATTACTTCCGGAACTGATTACGCAACTATTGAAAGCGGTGTTGGTCAAATTGCAACACGTCAAGCATTGATGAAATCTTTGTTTCCGGTTCAACCAATTTCAACTGAATATTTGAAATACAATGACCAAGAATCAATTGTTAGAGATGCAAAAAACGTTGCTGGATGTGCGGCTTCAACTCACAATTCAAAAATCACTTGGCAAGTTAGAACATTACAAATTACAAAAGTTCGTGATTTTGTTGATGTTTGTGTTGATATGATGGAAGATTATGATTTTGTTGAAGGTGAAATCAGAAACTTAGTTTCAACAGATGTTGCTTTGAAAGTTGACGAACAACTTTTATTAGGAACGGGAGTTTATCCGGAAACTAATTCAGTTGATGCGGTTGCTTCAACATTTGCTGCTGGAAGTTATGCACTTGCAATTCAAGACGCAACACTTATCGATTTGATTAAAGTTGCCGGAGCGCAAATTTCAGATTTCGGACAAAACAATAAATTTATGGCAAACACGGTTTTATTAAACCCGGTTGATGCTTGTCAAATGCAATTGTTAAAAAATGCTGATGGTAATTATATGGTTCCTAATTGGATCACTTCTGATGGTGTTAACATTGGAGCAATGAGAGTTATTGCTAACCAATTAGTACCGGCAAACGAAGCGTATATCTTTGATTCTTCTAAAGGAACAATTTTCCAAAGAAGAGGGGCAACGGTTGAATTAGCTTTTGAAAACAGAGAAAATTTCGAAAAGGAATTAGTTACTGTTAAGGCTTACGAGCGTTTAAACTTCAGAGTACGAAACGTAGATGCAAACGCATTTATGCACATAGCTGATATTACAGCGGCAATTGCTGCAATATTGAAACCATAGTATTAATTTACTTTATAATCGCGCACTTCCTTCATTGGTTGTGCGCTTTTGTAGTTAAAAGAAAGTACTATGGAAACCACAAAATTAATTTTATTAGTTGACCACCGAACACTTGGATCGAAAGGTGTAGTTTTTGAAGTTCCAAACGCAAATGTTTCTGCCTGGATTGATTCCGGCAAAGCAAAAAAGCATTCAAAAGGAAGTTCAAAACCAACTGAAAACACAAAAGGAAAGAAAAGTAAAAAAAAAAAGAAGAACAAATAATTGATTTTATTTATACAAAATAACAATGGCAATCTTACAACCTTCAGATTTTACAGATAATCCAATTTATAATATTGCGTTAACCCTACAAGCGGAAACCGAACTTGATGCAATGATTGAAGATGTTGAAATAAACACTTTACAAGAATTATTAGGTTGCGAATTATACACTTTATTCATTGCAGATTTAACGGTTGGCACTCCACAAGTTCCACAAACGCAAATTTATATTGATATATTTGACGCGTTTTGTTTCGATCACGTTTTATGCGGTCCACAAACAAGCAAAGGAATGAAAGATTTATTAATGAGTTTTGTATATTTTGAATGGCACAGATACAACTTAAATAAATCAGTTTCAACCGGAATGGTTCGCGGTGATTCTGAAAATTCACAAATGGTGTTGGCTGAAAGTTATGGAACTTATAACAAATACAACCGTTCAATAGAAAGTTACCGAAGTATTCAGCAATATATTTCCGATAATTCAACCGTTTATCCTACCTTTGAAGGTAGAAGAAAACATTTTAATTCAGCAATATGAGTAATCCAATAAAACTAACTTTTCAATTTTCAGATGGAACTTCGCACGATGCGAGTTTAACTGAAGCAAGTATTTCACAAGCTATTTGTTATAAATATGGTTGGAGTATTGCTCCAATTGTTGCCGGATTAGATGCAACACCAACATATACAATTGAAGTTTCAAATAATAATATTGATTTCTTTCCTTATGATACACCGGTTGTTGATGCTTTAATTGGTCAAGCGTTCGATGATACGCACCTGGATT